AGCTTTGCTGGCCATGTACGAGAAGCAAACTGTTTTGCCACCACCAGTGGGCAGCACGAGAAGCTGGCTCGTTTTGCCTGCGATGAAGTTGGCACGCGTGCGCTCGATGAGCGTGTTCTGATAGGTGCGCGGGGTGATGGTCATGCGTTGCCCCTGGCACGAATTAGATGTGCGTGGTAGTCGATGAGAATTTCATCAGGTCCGCTGTCTTGATCTGCAAACTGCTCGCAGATTTGAGCACACGCCTCACGCTCATTAGCCACCGCCTCAGCCACCAGCTGCTTTACAGCCTCAATCTGTGCCAGCGCAGAAGGCAGCCCAAGCGCCAGCGCCATGCCGTGTATATCAGTAGGGTTCATTTAATCCTCATCTGTTTGGAGCGGTACATGAAGCACACGGGCCCAGGCACGCGCTCAAGGATGCCAGCACGGTACAAGCGCCCAAGCGACGCGTTGCTGAGCCGACGCACACCGGCACGCTTGGCGATGTTGCTGGGCAGCTCGTAGCGATCGACCGACACGATGGACGCCAGCTGGCGGTCAGAAACCATGCTCAGCGGCTTTCAGAATCAAGTCCTCGGCCACCAAGCTCAAGCCACGCGCACGAGCCAGCGCCAGCACGCGGCCCTGCATCGAGGTGGGGATAGCACCGCCAGTGCCGCCCTCTTCTTTTGGCATGCGCCAACGGCTGATGCTGGATTGATTGCGGCCAAGCTCACGCGCAAGAGCACGCACGCCACCAAAGGCAGCGATGCACTTGTCCGCAGGCGTCTCGGCTGGGGTTTGATTTGTTTCAGTATTCATGCGGCCATTGTAGCAAAAAACGCAACGCGTTGCATTTGTTGCAATTCAGCAACTCAATCACATTTATTTGCATCGTGGCAGATTTGTGTGGCATGATGCAGTTATCGCAACACAACAGGAGAACCTTATGAGCCGACACGACGACCTGACCATGTACATGGCCAACATGCGCGACGACAGCGACGCCAAGCTGGAATGCTACTTCGACGACTACAGCAACAACCTCTGGCACGCCTACGTCAACGGCGCTGAAATCTTCAACCTGCTCAGCGACACGGTGATCCAAAGCCTCGAGCAAGAGTACGTGAAGCACCGCCGCAGCGAAGCCGATGCGCACAACCTTGAGCTGGCCATCGACCGCCACGAATCACAACGCGAAGCACGCATGCACGCAGCCTATTAACCAACCAACCGAGAGCAAAATGACCACCGAAATCATCATCACCACCAGCGAGCAACAGTGGCTCGAACTGCGCACCAAGGACGTGACCAGCACAGAATCAGCCGCGCTGTTTGGCATGAGCCCATACGTCACGCACTTTGACCTCTGGCACCGCAAGAGCAACCACATCACGGCAGACTTCAAAGTCAACGACCGCATGAAGTGGGGCAACCGGCTGGAAGCAGCCATCGCCCACGGCATTGCAGAGGAACAAGGCTGGGAGATCAAGCCGCTCAAAGAGTACATGCGCGACCCAGACGCACGCATGGGCAGCTCGTTCGACTTTGTGATCACGAACCTCGAAGGCGGTCCGGTCCACTTGGAGATCAAGAACGTCGACTACCTCGCATTCCGCGACGGCTGGATTGAACACGACGACGGCAGCATCGAAGCACCAGAGCACATCGAGATGCAGGTGCAGCACCAAATGGCCGTGAGCGGATTTAAGCGTGCATTCATCGGCGCATTCATTGGCGGCAACCGAGGCGTGGTCATCGAGCGCCAGCGCGACGAGGAAGTCATTGCAGCCATCAAAGCCAAGGTGGCGGACTTCTGGCGCACCATCGACGCCAAGGAAGAACCCACGCCGGTGATGCCAGGCGACGCGGACGTGGTCATCAAGCTCAACCAGTACGCACAGCCAGGCAAGGTGATCGACTCCAGCGACGACACCACGCTTGCACATTTGGTGTCCGACTACAAGAACGCCGCAGCACAGGCAGCCAACTGGGAAGAAGACAAACAGGTGTGCAAAGCCAAGCTACTCGAGCACATCGGCGACGCGGAAAAGGTATTGCTTGACGGCTGGACCATCAGCGCATCGATGCAGGCCGACACACCAGCAACGCTGATCACCGAAGACATGGTGGGCAAAACCTACGGTGGCCGCAAAGGCTTCCGAAATCTACGAATAAACACACGCAAGCCCACTAAAGCGTGATACACTGTTGCAAAGTTAACAACACCGCCACCGGTCGGCCACCGGTACTTTTAGGAGAAAACGATGCGAGTAATTGAAGACCACAAGATTAACCCAGCAAACGACACGCTGACCATCACAGTTCTTGATGAGCCAGGTGCAGGTGGTGCAAACCATCAGTACTTGGTCACAGGAATCAAAGACCACCCAGGCGTGCATATCAACTTTCAAAACGGACCAATTCCTGAAAACGGTGTCAACGGTCTGACTCAAGAAGTCCTACTGGCCATCGTTGCAGACCGACTGCGCAGTTTTCAAGCCGGACCATTTTCTTGCAAGGCCAACGCTTGCGCACTCACACACATTGAGGAAGCGCAACATTGGCTGCAACAACGAACCATCGAACGCATGCGTCGCGGCGTCGAAGGCACCCACCAAATTTAATAGGAGAAACCCATGAGCAACAACCAGCTCGTCGTACAAGAAGTGCGACACGCCATCGAGAAGATGGCCCCCCAGTTCAAAGCAGCCCTGCCTGCCCACGTCAGCGTCGAAAAGTTTGTGCGCGTCACCCTGACCGCAGTGCAAACCAACCCAGCCCTGCTGGACGCTGACCGACGCACGCTCTTCGGCGCAGCAACCAAAGCCGCACAGATGGGCCTGCTGCCAGACGGACGCGAAGGCGCAATCGTCACATTCGGCAACCAGGCGCAATGGATGCCGATGGTCGCAGGCATCATGAAGCTGGTGCGCAACTCAGGCGAGATCAGCACATGGAGCGTGCAGGCGGTCTACGAGAACGACCAGTTCGACTTCTGCCTTGGCGACGAGGAGCACATCACCCACAAGCCAGCATTGTCAAACCGAGGCGCATTGATCGCGGTGTACAGCATCGTTAGCATGAAGGACGGCGAGAAGTCCCGCGAGGTCATGAGCGTCGAAGACGTTAACGCCATCCGAGCACGCAGCCGCAGCGGCAAGTCCGGCCCATGGGTTAGCGACTTCGCCGAGATGGCCAAGAAAACAGTGGTGCGCCGCCACAGCAAACGCCTGCCACTGAGCACCGACATCGACGGCGTCATGCAAGCCGACGACGAGCTGTTCATGCCACCAGCGCAGGAAGCCACGCAAACGGCCCAAGCGCAGCCTGAAACAACCAGCGCAGCCAAGCGCCCCAGCCGACTGCAAAAGGTCGCGGAACAGGCCCCGCAAGCCCAGCCAGACGACGACGGCGTGATTGACGTTCCACACCGCGAGCCGGTACCAGAAACCGCAGGCAACGCGGACGACTCGCCCATCTAAAACCACGGGCCCCTAACACGGGCCCAACACGAGAACACCATGACAAACGACCAAGAACTGCTGACACCCGAAGAAGTCTCAGCCATCCTAAAAATCACGGTGGGCACACTTGAGAACTGGCGTCAGAAAAACTACGGCCCCAAGTACATCAAGCTGGGTGGCAAACCACGCAGCCCAGTGCGCTACCGCCGCCAAGACGTCGAAGGCTGGATCACAGAGGTGAGCCAATGAAAAAGCGCACCAAGATGAAAACAACCAAGCTGTACCGATACGGCACGCTTGACATTATGTTCGCTAGCCCAGACAAGCCCATGGACCCAGAGAAGCGACGCCACCAGCTCACACGCATGTGGAACGGCCTCGCATCGATGGAGCAGGCAGAGACACCAACCACCGACGACTGGCGCGTTTGCAGCGACGCGGTGAACCTGATGGAAACCATGGTGAGCATGGGCATCGTTGAAGACTCAAGCGGCCTGCTGCAAGACGCGGTCAAAGCACTGGCCGACGCAGGACGACGCTACAAAGAAGGCAAGAAGCTACGCCTCGACGCCACAGGTATGCAATCGGTCCGCGCGGTCCTTGAAGACTACGCATCCATGATCGAAGTACTGCCAGCAAGAACCATGATGACGGTGCACCGAGACACCGAACGACGGATTCACGAAATCCTGACCGGCAAGAAAAAGCCACACGACGTAGAGATGATGGACGTATAGGAGAACACCATGCGCGAGATACTGACCATAGACGACCGACTCAAACAAATGCGACGCGAGATGCTGCTGAAATGGATGCTGCGCTTTGCAATGGCTGCCGCCTGCGTTGCGGTGTTCTTTGACTTGTTTGTTTGGAGAGCAGCATGAAGGAATGGTTTTACGCACTGATCATCGCGCTGGCCATGAGCTGCGCATACATGCTCGACGGTGAAGCAACAACACTGATCACAGAATACGACAGGCCAACAAAATCGAAAGCCTATCAAACCTGCCGCGACATTGGCGGACCCAATGCGTGGTACGTCATCACCGACGCAGGCAAGCTCGTGTGCCTAAACAAACGCGGCAACAAACTGTCGAGGCAACCAGAATGAACACCTGGCCATTCCCACCAGCCACAGGCCCAACACCGTGGACCGCACAGCAACAACGCCAGTACCAAGCGCAACAGCGTGCGCAACTACCAGACGCACCGCTGTGACAATATTTTTGCGCGACCTCAAAGTTGGAACACGCTTCATGCTTATGAGGAACGGCCAGAAATACACACTCCTCGGCCTTGGCATGTA